AGAACAATGTTAGCAGTAAGTTTAGTCTTCGGTTCATTTTTGACCATCCTGTTTCTTGTAGTGGGACTAATTGGAGGTTGGACTGCTAGAGAGTATATGATGAACTATCGGGAAGTACCCAGACCTCACCCCGAAATGTTTGACGAACAGGGCAACCTGATTCCTGATGAGGTTATCGCATTCAATTTTGAAAACTATTATGACGACAGCGAAGAAATCGACGACGAGCAGTAAGACTGCTACTAGAAAACCAAGAGCAACAAAAGCATCTCAACCTATTCCAGATCTTCCCGCAAATCCTTTTGTATTTGAGATCTTTGAATTATGTGGTAAGCAGCGTAGCAAAGCAAAGAAGGTTGAGGTGCTTCAAAAGTATTCACACCCTTGTTTGAAAACTATCTTTATCTGGAACTTTGACGAGACTGTTATCTCAGTTCTCCCACCTGGTGATGTTCCTTATGCTGCACTTGACGGTGAAGATGGTTTCCGTGGAACTCTTACTGAAAAAATTAATGATGCAGTAGATAAGATGGGAGAGATTGGTTCTCGTTCATTGGGATCACAAGACCAAGGACAAACTTCTCTTCGCAAAGAATATACAAAGTTCTATAACTTTGTGAAAGGTGGTAACGATAGTCTCAGTAATCTTCGTAGAGAGACTATGTTTATCAATATTCTTTCTGGTCTTCATCCACTTGAAGCACAGATTGTTTGTCTAATCAAGGACAAGCAACTAGAATCTAAGTACAAAATTCCAAAGGATATTGTATCCGAAGCATATCCTGATATCCAGTGGGGAAACCGTTCGTAATGAGTAAAGAAGTAGCAGAGGTGCCTACCAAGGCAACAGTAGAGGAAAGTCCTATGTATTCCTGGTCACAATCAGAAAAAGAAAACTCCAAGAAACTGTATGGAGTTGAGATTATGATTGAGAACGGGACTTGGGAACAGGTCAACACAAGTGATTGTCCTAACGATGCAAGGATTGTCACTTATGAGGTTGATGGTGAAAAGCGTTATGATTTGACTCGTAGTCAAAAGGCAGTCAATATCTTTGATATGTACTACGACAAGTTCGGTCAAGGTGTAAAGAACATTGAGTATGGTCAGGGAAGGATCAACCCTAAACTGTGGGGATATAAAGCACCCCAAAACAAAAAGAAGAAGTGATTCCCAAAATCGGGGAAAAAAATCCCGGCAAAAATTTCACTTCTTAAAGTTTTATAAAACTGTATCGTAAGTTACACAACTACTTGACTACATAGTGCATAGGAGTTATAATACTCTAGTACGTTCATCCAATGTTAGCACTGCTGCTGGCATTCACCCTTGCCCATCATAATGACGCTAATCCTTACGATTGGCATATGTCTTGTGAAAGGTGGTTACAACGATCTACGGAAATCCGATTAGATCCAAACCTTGACCTTCGGTCGAAGTTGAGTCTAATCGCTTATCTTAAATCAAAAGTACCAGGTGAATGTAACGGCGTGTATACATAGGACGCAAGTAAGTCGCGGAACGGAGCGTTCATCCCATGTTTGACATACTACTCTATTCTAATATGCTTTGTGCTGATGCTGATGCATTAATGCTCAGAATCAAAGCAAACAGATCAGAATTATCACCCAAAGTGGTGGTAGAGTTGGTAGAGACCGTAAAGGAATCTGTACCAGAATGTGAGTTTTACTGGGACGCAAACGACTGAAGGAACGGGGCTAAAAATCCCTAGTATTTCAGGTAACGACAAATGAACACACTTACTCTCATCAAGAAGCAAATCGAGAAAGCAGCAGCACTGCACGACGCACAAATCGCAATGACCGCATATCGTGGTGTTAAGTATGAGTGCCAGCAAGGTGCTGACGAAGTGCATGGCACTTTCTGCTATCGTGGTCACACTTATAACAAGTGAGGCAATTATGCAAGCATTACAAGTAGCATCAATAGGTTCTATTTTTAGTATTGCATTTCTTGGTTTACTTTACGGGGAGATCTTACTTCTGTCTAAGAGGTGAGAATATGCTGAAGATCAGTCTACATTATGATCTTCCAGCATATGACCCTGTGAAACACGATCCAGATAAAACTTTTGGGTTTTTAACGTATCGTGGAGTACACTACGCCAAATGGGTTCAATTAAAATCCAGAGGCAAAAAAAGTTGGAAAGTAGAGGGGTAGCACCCCTCTTTTTTTGTGCTATAATAGGTGCAGTGTATACACTATTATGGAACGAGAAAAACTAAAACTCATCGTTCGTAATCTTGAATTGCTAGTAGACTCTTTGAAAGCAGAAGTATATTCTGATACTCAAAGATATATGAACTATGAGAGAGTAAAAGAAGGTCTAATGCACGATTACGACGAAATTTTCGAGGATGATGATGGGTACCCCGACTGATAAGGCAAGAAAGTATCTTAAGTTGCTTCGTAGATTGGTAAAGCAAGAACATCTTTATAGTGAAGAAAAACTAATTGAGATGAAAAAACAACTGCGAGTTCTAGAAGAAGAACTTGCTGTGCTAGAATCAAAAGTATCGAAAGGATTTAAATGAGTGTAAAACTGATCAGTGTTACTCCCGATGCGGAGAAGATGATGGCATACGTGGCGCGTGTGTCCAACCCTAACAACCAGGAAAACCCCAACTACGCAAAACTGCTGGGTTACTGCATTAAGCACAACCACTGGTCTGTGTTTGAGCAGGCATTTATGACTCTGGAACTTGAAACTACCCGAGGTGTGGCAGCTCAAGTGCTCCGGCACCGTTCGTTCACATATCAAGAATTTTCGCAACGCTACGCTGACAGTTCTATGTTGGCAGATCAAGTTCCGATGTTTGACCTTCGTCGTCAAGACACAAAGAATCGTCAGAACTCTATTGATGATATTGATCCTTTTGTGAAGCAAGAGTTTGAGATCAAGATTCGTCGTCACTTTGATGAGGCAATGGTCTTGTATCAATCTATGCTTGATGTTGGGATCGCAAAGGAATGTGCCCGTTTCGTGCTTCCCCTCGCTACGCCCACTAGAATCTATATGTCAGGTTCCTGCCGTTCTTGGATTCATTATATCAATTTGAGAACTGCTAACGGTACTCAGAAAGAGCATATGGATTTGGCAGAAGGTTGTAAGAAAGTGTTCATTGAGCAGTTCCCAACCTGTGCAGAAGCCCTTGAATGGGTCTAAATAAAATACATTGAGATTGATTATGGCAACATATCCTGTTATTCATAAAGAGACTGGTGAGCAAAAAGACGTTGTGATGAGTGTTCACGAATGGTCTCAATGGTGTAAAGACAATCCCGAATGGCAGAGGGATTGGTCAGATCCATCAACCTGTCCAGCTTCTGGTGAAGTTGGTGAATGGAAAGATAAACTTCGTAAGTCTTATCCTGGTTGGAACGACGTTCTTGGTAAAGTCAAAAACGCACCTGGTTCAAATATAAAGAAAGTTTAGTATGGCAAGAAGAAAAAGATCATCTGCAAGTGACCAACCAATTGGAGTTGGTCTTACTACTAAGCAGATGAAGCGGAAGAAACCGTTGAGTCAAGATTATTTGGTTGATATTGATCCTCTTTCTGAAAATCAAAAACAACTATTTGATTCATATAATGGTGGTAAGCATATCGTTGCTTATGGTTGTGCAGGAACAGGAAAGACCTTTATCACCCTCTACAACGCGCTTCGTGATGTTCTGAGTGAAAATACTCCTTATGAGCGTATCTACCTTGTACGCTCTCTTGTAGCAACCAGAGAGATTGGATTCCTTCCAGGATCCCATGAAGATAAGGCAGACATCTACCAGATTCCATATAAGAATATGGTGAAGTATATGTTCCAGATGCCTAGTGATGCAGACTTCGAAATGCTGTATGGAAATCTTAAATCTCAAGAATCCATCAAGTTCTGGTCTACTTCATTTTTGCGTGGAACTACTCTTGATAACGCTATTGTTATTGTGGATGAGTTTCAGAATCTGAACTTCCACGAACTTGATAGTATTATCACTCGTGTCGGTGAAAATACTAAGATCTGCTTCTGTGGTGATGCACGTCAGTCTGACTTGCAGAAGGATAAAGAAAAGAATGGCATTATCGACTTTCTTAGTATCTTGCGTAAAATGGACTCATTTGATATAATTGAATTTGGTGTTGATGATATTGTTCGCTCTGGACTTGTCAAAGAATACATCATCGCAAAGATGGAAGCAGGTTTTTAATGTTTAACCACGTTGATATTGATCTCCCTAGTTTGGAGCGTGAAACCATTGATGGTGTAAGATACTACAAGGTTCCTGACGAAGAAGAACTCTTGAAGCTGGTCTCGATTACATCGGTGACCAGCCATTTTAATAAGGAGATTTTCGTTAAGTGGCGTAAGAAAGTTGGTAATGAAGAAGCAGATCGTATCACGAAGCGGGCAACCAGTCGTGGTACAGATATGCATACTTTGGTAGAACATCATCTAAAAAATGAAGGTCTGCCTGACGTTCAACCTATCTCCAACTTTCTATTTAAGATTTCCAAAGAAAAACTAAATCTTATAAATAATATTTACGCCCTTGAAGGGTCTCTGTATAGTAAACAACTAGGCGTAGCGGGGACCGTAGATTGTATCGCTGAATATGACGGCGAGTTAGCTATAATCGACTTCAAAACATCTGCCAAACCCAAACC